CTGATGGGACGCATGGTCGACGAGATCGGCGACTACCTGGAGGCGCAGGGAGTCATGGGCGGGGCGAGCCCGTGGACCTCCGCGCGCTGCGGGCGGCTGGTGCCCGAGCAGCTCCTGCCGGAGGGCGACGATGGCTGACGCCGGGTTCGACCAGATCGCCTACCTCGGGGACGTGAAGAAGGTCATGGACGCCATCCGCCGCCACGGGAAGGTGGCCGAGGACGCGGCCGGCCGGGGCATGCGCGAGGGCGGCGAGGAGATGATGACGGCCTCGAAGGAGCTCTTCGTGCCCGTGGACACCGGGGCGCTCAAGTCGAGCGGCCACGTGACGGGGCCCGAGCGCACGAGGGGCGGCGACTTGCAGGTGCGGCTCTCCTACGGGGGCCCGGCCGGCGGCGAGCATGCCGGGAAGTTCGTGGGCTACGCGCTCTACGTCCACGAGGACCTGGAGGCGCACCACGTCGTGGGCGGGCCGAAGTACCTGTCGCAGCCGGTCGAGCAAATGAAGGGACGGGTCGTCGAGCACATGACGAACCTGGTCCGCGCGGCGGTCGGCTGAGAGCATGGGACTCGCGACGGACGCCCGGACCCGGCCCACCACGGCCGAGATGCTCGCCTGGCTGGCGGAGGCGCGCCAGTCCCACGAAGAGTGGGCGGCGCACATCCGGGCGGGCCGGCCCTTCCCGCCGGCGGACGTCGCCCTCGGCGCGGCCGCTTGGCACGAGGAATGGGTGGCGCGCTATGCAGCCCTCATCGACGCGCTCTCCGAGGTCCGCTGATGGGACGCATGGTCGACGAGATCGGCGACTACCTGGAGGCGCAGGGAGTCATGGGCGGGGCGAGCCCGTGGACCTCCGCGCGCTACGTGACGCCGCCCGAACCCGATCAGGTCGTCACCGTGGGCGAGTTTCCGGGCGCTCCGTCGCAGGGGCGGGTCGATCAGACGTTCCCCGGCCTGCAGATCCGCGTGCGCGGCGCGAAGCGCGACGTGCCGACGGCCCGCGACAAGCTCCAGGAATGCGAGGACAAGCTGCACAAGTTCACAGGAACCTTGACCGGGACGTACTACATAGCCATCCTAGCACAGGGCAGCGGCCTATATCTCGGCAAGGATGCGGAGGACCGGCCCATGTGGGCGCAGAACTACCGCGTGACGAGGAGCCGATGACGGACAAGCGCGTGATCATCGTGAGCGACGTCGTCGTGGCCCTGCCCGACGGGGCGGGGAAGCAGACGTACAAACGCGGCGACCACTACATGGTCCCGGCCGGCCTCGCCGACCGCCTCTTGGCCGAGCGCATCGCCCGCGCCGACGGGGCCGACGCCGATTTCCCCTGCCCCGTGTGCGGCGCCATCGCGATCACCGAGGCCCGGCTCCGCGCGCACGTCGAGGGCAACCACAAGCAGACCGAGGCGGGCGACGAGTACCTCGCCAAGCCCTTCACCGAACCCCCCTTCGAGATCGCCTACGACCCGTCCGAGCCTGCCCCCGTGAGTCGGCGCGGACGCCTGACCATCCCCGGGGGGGAGGACTAGCCCATGCCCCGCACGGCCCTCGCGATCGTCGACATCGCCAGCCAGGGCGGCATCGCCAACGTCTCGTTCGCCGCCGCCGACTTCGCGAACGGCAACATGTTCGACAACGACGGGAACACGATCCTGCTCGCGAAGAACCCAACGGGCGGGAACATCACCATGACCGTCCGGGCCGTGGCGGACGAGGCCGGGCGCACCGTGGATCTGGCGCTGCTCATCCCGCTCACCTCGGGACAGGCCATCGTCGGCCCGCTCCGCGGGGCGTGGTGGAACCAGCGCGTGACGGACGCCGGGAAGGTGTATCTGGACTGGAGCGCGACGGGCTGCACCGTCGCGGTCTTGCGGCAACCCCCCGGCTAGTTCGCGGGCGAACCCTAGGGAGGACGGCCCATGCCAAGCGCAGCAGTAGCCGGCTTCATCGCGGTCATTCAGGAGTCGAGCGACGGCGGCTCGAACTACTTCACCATCGGCGAGCTCCGGGACTTCACGCTCGAGATCGAGTCGGACGAGATCAACGCCTTCTCGAAGGACTCCGGGAGCTGGGACGAGTTCATCAACGGGCGGAAGCGGTGGCGCGGCCGGGGCAGCGCCCTCTACCTCGAGGGCAACACGGCGCAGGACGCGCTCTACAACGCCATGGTCAACCAGACCTCGGTGCTGATCCGGATCCGCCCCAAGGGCACCCTGGTCGGCAACAAGCAATTCATCGGCACGGCGGTCGTCACCGGATTCAGCACGGCCATGCCGAACGACGACGCGACGGCGGTCGACGTGACCGTGTCGGGCAAGGGCGCGCTCGCGCTGAGCACGCAGTAGGAGACGGACCCTAGGGGAGCCCGGCGGGGGGCTGCACGTCTCGGCCGCCCTGCCGGGCTCGCCGCACCTAGATCGGAGACTGGACCATGGCGGTACTCGTCAAGCTCGACCGCGAGCGGCACCTGCGGCTCGACAGCAACGCGCTGGCCGACATCGAGCAGGTGTTCAACGACACGCCGATGGGCGAGCTGCTCCGGCCCTCCCGGCTCGGCGTCCAGGTCATGCGGGCGCTCCTCTGGGCGGGCCTCCGCCACGAGGACCCCAAGCTCACGCTCCGGCAGGCCGGTGAGCTCATGGACGCCTGGATGCAGAGCGGGAAGCCGCTCGACGAACTGGCGGTGTTCCTGAACAGGGCCATTCTGGAGGCCGGGTTCAAGAAGCGCGACGAGGACGGCAAGCCGGGCGAACCGCCGCCGGTGCCCGGCGTGGAGGCGGCCCCGGACGGCCCTTTTGTTTCCGGGAGTGGCTGACCGGGGCGGCGGAGATCGTCGCCAAGGAACTCGGCATGGGCGGCCAGGAACTCGGCCGCCTCACGCCGGGCGAGGTGCTGTGGATGCTCAACGGGGCGGCCGAGCGGGCGATCCTCCTGGAGAAGCTCGCGTGGGACCGGGCGGCGTTCTCCACCGCCCACATCGTCAACTGCTGGTCGAAGCACCGCATGACGGCGGAGCGCCTGCTCGGGCGGCCCATGGTCGGCCAGGAGCGGGGGCGCGAGGCCGAGGAGCCGCGGAGCCCGGAGGAGGCGATTGGCCGCGTGATGGCGCTGCTCGGCGGCCCGGTCCAGGGCGGCGGCGGCCTCGGTCCCGTCGCCGAACTGAGCAAGGAGGAGCGTGCCGGGAAGTTCGCGCAGGTGTGGGCGCATTTCGAGGAGCTGCGGGACTCGGGGCGGCTCCAGCCGTTGACGACGGAGGGGATCGCGCATGGCTGACGCCGGCGAAATAGCCGTACGGCTCACCCTCAAGACGTCGGAACTGGAGGCCGCCCTGAACGGGGCCAGCCGGCAGTTCACCGGCTTCGGCGCCAAGCTCCGCGGCCTCGGCGCCGAGGCGCGGGACCTGTTCAGCAACAAGCTCACGCAGGCCCTCTCGCTCGGGGCCCTCGCCGTGGGGATCCGGGGCGCCTTCAAGGCCACCGACGAGCTGGAGCAGTCGCAGCGCACCCTCGCCAGCACGGCGCAGATCACCGGGGCCAGCCTCGACAGCCTGTACGCGACCGCCAACGCCCTGCGCACGGGCTTCCAGCTCGACGACGACATGGCGAACAAGTTCACCGAGACCGTGACCCGGCTCACGGCCGCCTCCGGCCAGCTCAACCAGACGCAGCAGGTCTCGGCCGCCTTCCTGGAGCTCGGCGCCGCCCGCGGCTTCACCGCCGCGCAGACCATGGAGGCGCTGGAGAACGCCTTCATCGGCGTCTACCGCGGCGCGCAGAAGCTGATCGGGCAGAACGTCGGGGACCTGTTCGCCCGCGTGGCGCAGGCGTCGGGGCGCACCGCGGCCGAGCTCACCGAGGCCGAGAAGGCGCAGATACTGGTCAACGCCGCGCTCGACAACGGGAGCCGGGCCGCCGGCTCCTACGCCGCGTGGCTGGAGACCGCGGCAGGCAAGCAGCAGAGCATGAACCTGGCGCTGAACGAGGCGCAGGTGGCGCTCGGCAAGGCGCTCGCGCCGATCCGGCTGGCCGCGATCCCGGCGCTGGCCGCGGTCCTGACGAAGGTCCGGGAGTTCATCGGCGGCATCCAGCTTCTCGCGGCGGAGTTCGCGATCGCGAGCTTCAAGATCGAGGCGTTCTGGAAGGACTTCAAGGCGTTCGCGTTCGACGCCATCGCCAGCGCGCTCACGCAGGTGGACCTGTTCTTCCGCCAGTTCGGGATCGGCATCGGCGAGTTCGGCCGGCGCATCGCGTCCGAGCTGCAGCTCGTCGCCTCGGTCCTGCGCAAGGAGGCCGACGCGCTGCGGGCGGTCGCCCGGGTGGGCGGGCCCACGGCGCTGGCCGAGGCCGAGGGCGAGATCATCGGGGACTTCAACCAGCCCCCCGCCGCCGGCGGGGGGCTGCCAGGCCGACGCCCGCCCCCGCCGCTCGGCCCCCCGGGCAAGGATCTGCTCGCCCCGTTCTTCGAGGAGGGAGCCAAGGTCATCGAGGCGACCCGGACGGCGACCGAGCGGTTCAACGTGGAGATGGCGCGGCTCAACATCCTGCTCTCCGTCGGGGCGATCAACCTGGACACCTACACGCGCGCCCTCAAAATGCTGCGCGACGAGATGGGGCTGACCCTCGATGTCGGGTCGCTCCTGGCGGACGGCCTCGCCTCCGCGTTCGAGACCCTCGGCCAGGCGATCGGCAAGTCGCTCGCCGGCGCGAACTTCGAGTTCCGCCACATCGGGCACCTGCTCATCAACGTCCTCGGCGAGCTGCTCCAGACGGTGGGCCAGACGATGATCGGGTTCGGCACGGCCATGCTCGCGCTCAAGCTGTCCATCTCGAATCCGTTCGCGGCCATCGCCGCCGGCATCGCCCTCGTCGCCCTCGGGTCCATGCTGTCCCAGAGCGTCGCAGGCCAGCTCTCCCACGCGGGCGGCGGAGGCGGGGGAGGCGGAGGCGGCGGAGCGGCCGAGCCGCGCGGAGCCGCGACCGGCGCCGGGCTCCAGCAGACCATCATCCTCGAGTTCCGCGACCCCACGAGCAACGCCGTGACGAAGCGCATCGTCGCCAGCATCAACCGCCTGGACAGCCGCGACGGCGCGGCGGTGGTATCCGTGCCCGCCGCCGTGATGGGCGTCTGACGTGGCGCCCCCCATCTGGCTCGTGGACAACCTGTTCGACCTGGCGTTCTACCCGAGCAACATCCTCACGCCCACCGAGGAGACCGTCCCCGGCTTTGAGGCCTTCCGCGTCACGGACGGCCGGCGCGATGAGACCTACTGGACGCCGATCACCAACAACATCGAGCACAAGCTTACCCTGCAGCAGAACGTCGCCCGCACCGCGACCATGATCGTGCTCGACCGCGGCCACAACCTCGCGACCGAGGTCGTCCACCTGGAGTACAGCGACAACGGCTCCGCCTGGACGACGCACGTGACGGTCACGATCCCCTCGACGATCGGCGGGCTCCTCACCGACACGAACGGCGCCGTCACGAACGAGGGGGCGTGGGCCAAGACCTTCACGGCGCAGCAGCGCCTCTGGTGGCGCCTGCGCATCCCGGCCATGGGCGCGAATCTCCGGCCGCAGATCACCGGCCTGCACGTCGGGCTGAGCTTCCAGCAGCTCCGTAGCCTGCCCTTCCCGTACAGCGACAGCGAGGTGGACCTGTTCCGCCGGCAGGTCGAGAGCAGCGCGGGGCGCATCGGACGGAGCTTCACGTACAAACGGCGCCGGGGCACGGTCGTCGTCCGCTCCGACAGCGACGCCGAGTACACGGGCACCTACTACCCGTGGCTGGAGCAGCTCTTCCGGGACAAGAGCGCGCCGGCCTGGCTGCTCCTCGAGCCGAGCACGCCGTTCAAGGACCTGCTCCAGGTGCTGAGCGCGGACGCCGCGTGGGCGTTCAGCGTGGACTACGACACCTGGACCTTCCCGCTGGCGTCCATTCCGTGGGTTGAGAACGCCCCGCTGAGCTCCTGACCCATGCTGCCCCTCGCGTCGGCCCTCGAACGGCTGCTCAAGCGCCCCGACGGCCGCTGGCAGCCGAAGATCGAACTGCTGACGGCCGCGCAGGAGGACATCGCCGACTCCAAGGAGCGCATGCAGCAGGGCAGCGTCAGCCCGGCCAATGCGCTCACCTTCGACGACGATGGCAGCGTCCGGCTGGCCGCGACCGGCCAGTCGTACATCAGCTTCAACACGGGCACCGCCTTCTTCTCCACGCTGCAGCCCATCCTCGGCAAGGACACCAACCACTGCGGGATGTGGCTATTCGAGAAGGACGTGCCCGGCGTCGTCCTCAATGTCTCGAAGGTCACGTTGCACCTGTCGCGCCGGCCGAACGGCGGGCTGCCGCCGTTCGACGGCGTGTTCCGGCTGCAGGCGTTCACCGTGATCCGCAACCGGCTCACGGAAATCAGCGGGCAGGAGTGG